AATCTCGCCCCACGACACACAGTTTATCCCCCGCCGCACCGCTCGAAACCGCCGTCCCGGTTCCCGCCGTTCCGTAAGTCAGAAAGGTCGTTTTCTCGTACATCGCGCTCGATCCCAGCGCGGCAAAGGTGATAACCGTGGCAACGTTGTTATCGTTGCGCACGCAGAACTCGTCGCCGGCCGCCGGGACAGGGAGCGTGATCGTGCAGGTGCCGGTGCAAACAAAATAGCCGCGCGGAGCCGAGAGCGAGACCGACGTACCCGTTGTCAGCGGTGTTACAGCGCCTTGCGGCGTACAGGAGCCGCCCGGCGTGCATGTCGTACCGTTGATCGTCGTCGATGCGGTACTGGTCACGCCGGCCGAGGCTGTCTGAGTTGTGTTATCGACCTTGCTCAGACCGAAGACGCTGCTGCTCGTTCGCCCGATCGTCAGGGCTTGCGATCCGCTTCCGGGTCCAGCCGTCCCGTCTCCGGTTAGCTGGGTAATTCCACCGCCACCGGCGACTGCCGTAATAATCCCGCCCGACGCGGTGATGGTCGTGCCGTCAACCTTGACTGCTCCGAAGGTGCTTGACGAGGCTTGGGGAATCGCCGGCGCAGCATCGGAGCGCATGGCGGTTAGCGCCGTACCGTTGACCGCCGCGGTGCCGATGGTTGCCGATGGATTGGCAAACCCGGTGATCCCGCCACCCGGGCTGCACGAACCGCCGAGCGTACAGGTCGTGCCATTGACGGTGATCGAGGGGCTTACAAGGTCCGTATTGGCAACTGAGGCGCAGGTTGCCGCGCCGCTCGTATCAAGAGAGCGCGGGAACTGGTTGGTGCAGCTCGTGCCCCCATAGGCTCCCGGGGCACTTGCTCCGGCACCCAGGACAAGCCCGGTGATTGCCACCTGATTTGGGAGACCCGTGCCGTTGCCGGTCAGAAAGGCGTTTGCCGTCATCGTGGAGAAAAGCGTTGCCACCGATCCGACGCCTGGCCCGGCCGTTACCACACCCGTCAACTGGTTGATGCCACCGCCCCCGGATGTCGCGGAGACCTTGGAACCGACGACGGTAAGCCCCGTCGAAAAGGTGATCGGCCCTTTGAGTGTCGTGTCGGCAAACGCCGTCAACGGAGCCAAAAGCGCGAGCAATATGAGGAGTTTTTTCATCACAGCGCCGGGAGCCATTGATCGATCGCCTTATCGTACTGCCACGACGAGCCACCGTTCGCGGCAAGGACATAGGGACCGCCGGACGAACCGGCCATCGTCGCCGTTCCCGCACCTACAATCGTCAGAGCATCAAGTGTCTGTGTCGTCGAAACGCGGAAGATCGCGCCATCCGAGGGATTGGGAGGCATCACAACCGTCAGAGTTGCGAGTTCGCCAATCGGATCGATACGGAATGCTCCGAGCCCAGCGAGAGCAACGAGTGTATCGCCCGTGACGGGTACGACCCGTAGATACGAGATCACTTCATCGTCCTCCTCCTCATCCGAGGGCGTCGTCAGGACGATCCCCGGAGAGGTTCCGCCGACAAAGTTGTAATCGCCGAGGAAGGTCTGCGGCACCAAGTTGATATTCGACGTGCCCCCGTCGCGGGCCACCGATTGACGGACCTGGTTTTCGTACTCGGCCCGCTCCTCGTCATACGCCAACCCGATGCGTCGCAGCGTCCGCCAGATCACGCCAAGCTCGATCAAATCCTCGTCGAGCACGGTCGTATCGGAATCCGCCTTCCAATCCGATTGCGGCATCCCGGCGAAAACAATATCGAACGATGCGCCCAAGCCTGGGCCGCTCGAACTTGCCTGCGCAACAGGATTAGCCGGGACTACCGAATAGTTGCCCGGCGTCAGGACTTCGGTTGTTAGAACGCTTCCAATATCCTCATCCGCCAGCGACGTGACGACGAGTTCGGCATTCTGCGTCGCCGTCCCGGCCCCAACCGCGAGCGTGATGAGGTCTCCGATCTTGTATCCGGCGCCGCGGTCGACGGGCGTGCTCGCCACCGCCGATTGAAGCGTGGCCGAGCGTCCCCAGTTCTCCGACACGTACTCGTAAACGAAGGTCGCCGAAGTCTCGGTCGTCGCTGGATCGATCTCGAACTGAACGGGAGCTCCTGCCGCTGCGCCGGACGACAGCCGCAGCCGCCAGCGCCGCTCGATCGTGGCGCGCCCGAAGATACTCGACTTGTAGAATTGCCATTGCTGAGGCGACATCGCGCCGCGCATGCGCCAATGCCGCGAGCGGTCCCACATCGTATTGTTGACCATCGAGCGGAAATCGGGCGGCAGGAAATAGTCCGATGTACCGTTCGTGATGAAGACGTTTTCGACCACCATCGCGACCCAGTTTGTCCGGGTCGACAGGTTGTTGGCCTCGCGCCGCGCCATCTGCAGCAAGCGCTGCGCACCGGGGTCGCTGTTGCCGATGATCGTCGATGGCTTGGCTATGCCGATGTTGTCAGCCGCCGCCTGGCATAACGAAAGCAACGTCAAAGCTCATCCCCGTCGATAGCGCAACGAGAGCGGCTTCCGCTTCTTTGCGGCCTCTTTGTTCGCTATTGCGATCGCCTCACCCTCGGGCACACCGGAAGCCAGCACGGCATTCGCCTGCTTGGCGGCAGCGGTAGCCGCCGCGCTCTTCAGCGCCTTGTTGTGGCGCGATGCGAACTCCTTGCCGGTCCAGGGCATCTACTTGCCCTTGCGTCCCAGAACGCGGTCGGCTTTGGCGTCGATGCGTCGCTCAACCTCCTTGGAGATGCGGCCCGCGTTTGCCTGTTGGGATGCGCGGGCCTTCGCGTTCGCGGCATGAGCCTTGTCCGGCACCGGATAGGAGCGGTCAGGCCCGGCAAACGTCTTGGCCGGCAGCTTGTTGCGCGCCTTGGTCGTCAGCACCGCCATCAATACCTCCCATCGCGATCGTTGCGGCTCTTGGCCTTGGAATCGAGCCGACGATCCAGATCCTTCACGATCGAGCTTTTTGTGTTCGCCGGCTGCTGAGGGATTTTCGCCGACTGTCCGGTGGGAAGCGTCACCCGGCGCATCGGCGTCCGGGATTCAAGCTTTGCCATCAGCGACCTCGTCGCTCGATGATGGCGAATAAGGTTGGAATGCGCCGATCTAGGTCTTTCAGGCGCCGCATACCAATACGCCAACCCCGGCAAGGACGAGGGAAATAGCTCACGCCACCATTCCGTTCTAACGCAGTAACCTCAGCCCAGGGGGCTTTCGCATAGATGACCAGACGGCCAAAACGAAACCAAAACTCCCCGTTTTTCCAATCCGGATTGATATCCATCCATGCCTGATCCATACCTGAAGCATTCCTCATAGCCACATCGATTGTAAGATCGGCCCCCGCGCCGGTCGCCCCACCGGATCTTGCGAAAGATTATAGGATACTATCGGCCATGCCGTTGCTGCAGGGAAGCCTATAGCATGCCACTCGTCGCCCCCCCTTACTATATCAGCCACGAGATAAAATGAGACAAATGGTCCAAATTCCCGCACCGTCAACCAGATTATAGGCTCAGGCATATAATCACGCGGCCTCATCGCTCGATGATGGCAGCGGTGCCCGTGGTCCGCGTGGTTTGCCCTTCGGCCACCCTTTACGAACCCTCTCCTGCTCGACAAAGGCACCGAGGGACGACGTGGCCGGCTCGCGATTGTCGGTTCCCGCCTGCTGCATCGCCATCTGCTGGAACGGGTCGGCCATGCCGGGGATCGCCGACGCAATCGGATTGGGCGCGTTCCTCATTCCCATGACCTCGCCGTGGAGCTTCGTAACCAACGAGCCCAATTCCTCGACCTGGCGCGTCAGCGATGCGATCTCCGAGCGCTGATCCTCGTTCTGCTTGCTCAACTGCTCGGTCAACGCCATCGCTGCCGCGTCGTCGAGATACGCCTGCGCCTTCGTACGAAGCTGGTTCAGGCCCATCGCCCGCTGGCACGCCAGATCGGACAGGGCAGCCACCTCCTCGACCGTCTGAAGCTGCAGCGCCTTCAATTCGAGAACCTGGGCGCGGTTGAGAATCGGCCATTCGGCAATCGGCGTACCCTCGGCCGTCTGCTCGATGCCCTCGCGAAACTGCTCGTATTCGCGGGGCCAGCGTTCCCGATGCTGGTCGGTCACATTGAAGACCGGGATCGCATAGGGATTGCCGGGCATGAAAATCTCGACGCGCTCGACCTCCTTGAAGATCGGACGCCCCTCTCGTGCCGATGCAAGCTCGTCCTGCACCGGATCGAGATAGAACCTCGGACGCACGCTTCCCGGAGGAGCCTGCTCCGAACCGTTCCAGGAGCGCGTGAATTGACCCTGCATTCTTCCTCTCCAAGCGCCCTATGCGCTAATGACCGCGATCGACCCCGTTCCGGCCCCGATCAGGAGCACCGACTTGAGCGTGGGGACCGAGATCCCCGTCGACCCCGCGATGCCGTTAATCGTCTCGGTGCCATTGCCGTAGATCTTAAGCGTGTTCGCGCCGCCGTTGTAGATCAGCTGCGGACCGTCGCTGGTGCTCCTGGCGGCCACGCCAGAACTCGCCGGAGCCGTCGAGATGATCGTGAAATTGCTCGTCAGCGCGGTAGCAGTTGCCTGAGTCGTCCCTGCCCCCGCCACCGTCGTGACCGCATCCTGCCCGAGCCTGTTGGCCTGCCCCGAGGGCATGCCCAACGCCATCAACTCCGATTTCAACGCCATGATCGCCTCCTATGCCGCGACTTGTGTTCGCTCGCCGAAGCCGTATCCCTGCCGCACGACCTCGGGCAGCAATCCGGACCCATGAACCGTGATCGTGCATCCCATGTCCGCAAGCAACTGCGCGAACCGCGGGAAAGCCTGCGCCTGCGCGTACATCGCGGGCGATGCCACGAACATCTTGCGCCCAACCCATATCTCGCGGCGGCCGTTCTCCGAACCCGCCTCGGTTTGTGCGTAGGCGTGGCTCTCGCCCTCCCGATCGGAACTGTCGTAGCCGTAGAGGTGCAACTGCCGGTATCCAAGCGCATAGACCAGCGCCATCGACGTAAGCCCGACCGTGATCCCGCCGCCGATCAGGACCGAATTGCCCTCAAATTGCTCCTCGATCCCCTCTTCGGCATGGTGAAACAGCGTCACATCCTCATGATCGAGGATATCGAAGATCACAGGATCACATTGGGAGGCGATCAGGAACCGTTCGGCCGCGATAGGGCGTACGAAACGCCGATTTTGCGGCCTGGAATCGAGCAAAACCTGGTATTTCGGCATAATCCCGTACTGGTTGAGCCAACCCGCGACACCGTTCAGCGCGAAAATGTCCTGTCCCTGCGCCACTCGCCGCCGGATGTCGTCCAGCGTGTCCGCTGCCGATGGGCCGCCACCCACGAGTACGGCATGCCCCTCATGTGCGGGCACTTCCTTGACCCACGGCACCCCGCGCTTGCTGTTGATCGCCACATTCTCGAAGACTTTTTCCTTTGGCGTGTTCGACACCGCGATCCATTCGATCCGTTCGCCGATCCCGAGCCATTTCGCACAATAATCGACCATCCATGCTTTGCGCGGCCCCCGGAAGTGCAGGATCACCCCTCGGGTGCAATCGTCATCCGGGTATTCCGGCGCCAGATTGTAGGGGTCGACCGGCAGAAACAGAACCGATAAGCCGCACACCGACTTGTTCGAGGCCCTGACATTCGTAGCGACCTCGATGGGATCGACAACAGCCGCCAGGGCCTTCTGATCGTCCCCCCACTCCTCGCCCATCGCCGCAAACGCCTTGGCCCAGATAGGCCGAGCGTCCACCCCTCCCCGGACGTAGATCGCCCCGGTATTGAGGATGCAATCCGAGAAATGCCCGGTCGTGAAGGCGACATCGAAGGGTATGTCGAACACTTCCGCCGGGTCTCGAGCCAGCACGCAATCGGCACCGACGAAAACAGTATCCTCTCGCGCCAATCCCGAGTTCAGATAGGCGAGCTGTCCCCGGATGATCGCCTTCATCAGGCTTTCGGGGAGAGCCGCAACAAAGGCATCCGGAATGTTCTCGTCGTCGGTGATGACGATGTGCCGATGCCCGAACTTCTCGCAGGACGCCCGCAAGACATTGAGGTACGGCGTGTAATCCTGATAGAGCGGATGATCGGGCCTAGGGGCCATGAACGAAACTATATGCATCATCCCACGCCCTCAACTCCGTCCGGGTAGACCTGGCGCGGCATCCCGGCGTCGAAATCTTCGTTGGACACGAAAGTAAGATTTGCGTGTCCAAACGTAGCTCCTGTCTTCGGAAAAGCTCCTGTCTTCGGAAATCCTAATCTCGTCAACCCGTAAAAATCCGCTCCAAAAGGATTCGGATCGTCAAGAAGCGCCTCCATCCGAGCCATCACATCAACTCGCAGAGGCTGTATCCGCGCCGGCTCGCCCTTGACCATCGCTCCCGGCGGCACATCGCGCGTGACGACCGCCCCCATCGCGACCGTCGCCCCAGCGCCGATCGTGATCCCGGGCCGCAGCCGCGCCCCCGCTCCGATCACGCAATCCGCACCGATCGTGACCGGCGTGATGCCCTTCCAAACATACCCCCGCGGCCTGTCGTCGTTCGCCGTGCAGACGTGCTGTGCGACAAAGCACCGATCCCCGATGACCGTCCCGCCGCTGATGTGCGTGTCGTCCATGATCTGAACATCGTCGCCGATCCGGGCATCGAACCCGATCCGCACGCCAACCCCGATCACGCAGCGCTTGCCGATCTTCGCCCCCTCCCGAATATGGGCATAGGGACAGATCACCGTATCCTCGCCGATCTCGGCCCCCGCATAGACCATCGCGTAGGGCGCTACGACGACGCCATACGTCAGCCTCGCCTCGGGCTGATCCTCGGTTGGACGAGCGAATGCCGGCCCCCGCATAGGCTGGAAGCCGACAATCGCGCTCGGATGAACGATAGCGCCCTTTTTCATGGGGTCAGGCGACCGCTCCCTGGAGGAAAGGCCGATCGATCAGCACCGTGATCGTGCTCGTCGCCGACAAAACCGTGACCGCATTGACGGTTCGGGAGTTCATCAGCTCCTTCCCCGACGCCGCCGTCGACATGACCCGGCCGATCGTCGCGCTCTGATAGACCGGCACGTTGGGCGACACCTTGACGGCGGTTTTCTTGATGATCGCCGCGCCCTCGATCTGATACCAGCCCCAGTTTGCCGCCACGTTCGCCGACATGGCGACAGCGACCGGCTGGTTGAGATTCGCCGTGTTCGGGGTCAGCGTCGTCGTGTGATTCACCGGGTCGAAGACGACGGTGAGCCCGACAACGGTATTCGCCGCGCCCTTCAGATAGATGAACTCGCCGGAACCCTGGACACCGCTCGAATCGTAAGCGTTGACCAGCGTGCCTTCGTCGCACGTCTGCACCGTGCTCGTTACCTCGATCGGCTGAACGCCGAGGCGGTTGTTCGTCACAATCCACGTCATGTCGTTTGCTCCTTTCGGGGACGCGCCCCTGTCGTCAGCGTTTTTTCGAGAGACCAACCGAGCTTACCGAGACGGGATCGCAAGGTATCAATGTGAACCCCGATCTCCTCGGACCACGCGAGTAAGGTCATGGTCTTGCCATCAAACGAGTAAGTGACCGGCTCCTTTATGGCATCGGTCAATGCCCGCTCGATATCCCAACCCATCCGATCGAGACGCTGACGGAGAGTAGCCCAACTTAGTCCTGCGTATTCGGCCCATTGCGCGAGCGTTTTTTTATGCCCGTTAATCTCAATCACCCGATTGCGACGCTTATTGTTCGCCTGAACATCGGTCGTCGTCCAACGGCAGTTATCTCGCTCATAATTGCCGTTGTTGTCCTCCCGGTCCAAACTATAACCCGCCGGTCGATCCCCCATATCGCGATAGAAGTTTTCAAACCTATGCCATTCTGAGCAGACCGATATGCCTCGGCCCCCATAGTTGGCATAGACCTGAGAATTAGGGTTCTCACATCGCTGAAGCATGGCCTGCCACACATGATAGACATGGGTATGCGACATTCCGTGCTGCATGATGCGTTCGGCGTTCAAGCATCCGCAGGACTTGTGCTTTCCCTTCTCCAGATCCTGACCGTAGGCGATAGTCCCGCGACCGCAATCGCAGCGGCAGAACCATCGGGCGTTCGTGTCTGTCTTGCTCTTGGCTGGCAGGCGCTCGATAACAACGAGACGCCCATACCGGCGACCCAACCGATCGATTAACCGCATAACTCATTTCCTCAGTTCCTTGTAAGGAAGATGATAATATGCGGATCATGGTTGGATCACAAGACATTTTACGCCGTGAGGACGCCCTGGAGGAAGGAATTTGAGAGTGTCATATTTCCCGCCCAGCCAACGAGCTTGACCATTGCATCTTGGTTGACGCTAAAGCGATCTGGGTCCAAGGGAACCATATTACGATCGTTGTGCGGGCGCAGGAAGATGTAGTCCGTGTTGAGGAAATACATGTGCGAGGCCGGCGCGCCGCTGCCCGAGGTCCAGGTGATACCTGCGCCGTTGATCGCGGAGCCGTTGCCTGCCGCGACGCCCTGGAAACCGCCGTCGAACACGACATCGGCATCCATGAACATCAGACTGCCGAACCCGGCCATGCCGTCATCGGTGCGGGAGATGCGCTGGATGGCCTGGAGGCTTTCCCAGTAGTAGCGGTAGTAGACGTTGTCGGCGATGATGAG